TGAGCATAACCCATACTCCTTCTTTGGTGTAGGTATTGCTGAGAACATGGATGATACACAGACATTAATGAATGGCTTTATGAGAATGGCTATTGACAATGCTGCATTATCTGGTAACCTTATCATAGAGGTTGATGAAACTAACTTAGTTCCTGGTCAAGATCTATCTGTGTACCCTGGCAAGGTGTTTAGAAGACAAGGTGGTGCAATGGGACAGGCCATATTTGGTACTAAGTTCCCTAACGTAGCCTCTGAGAATATGCAACTATTTGATAAAGCAAGGGTATTAGCTGATGAAAGTACTGGGTTTCCTTCGTTTGCACACGGACAAACTGGGGTATCAGGAGTGGGAAGGACTGCTTCTGGGATTAGTATGCTTATGTCTGCAGCTAACGGCTCTATACGAACTGTTGTAAAAAATGTTGACGACTATTTAATTAGACCTTTAGGTAAAGCATTCTTTGCATTTAACATGCAGTTTGACTTTGATGAAGGTATTCGTGGTGACTTAGAAGTTCATGCATCAGGTACAGAGAGCTTGATGGCTAACGAAGTACGTAGTCAGCGATTGATGCAGTTCTTACAGGTTGCACAGAATCCAGTACTTGCACCGTTTGCTAAGATGGATTATATCATCAGAGAGATTGCGAAGAGTATGGACTTAGATCCTGATAAAGTTACTAACTCTATGGGTGATGCAGCTATACAAGCTGAGATCTTAAAAGGTTTTCAAGCACCAGCGCCAACACCAGAGCAAGGTGTAGCTGGTCCAGAAGGTCAAGGCCCACAGGATGTGGCTGATACATCTGGTGGTGGGGGATCACAAATAGGCATGGGTACTGCACCTACGCCTGGAGAACAAGGATTTACAGGTAATGCACCTCAAGCAGTTGGTTAATGATAAAGAATGTTACGAACAGTTTCAGGAATATATAGATAAATTGATAAGCATGAGACAGCGTTCAATAGAGACAGCTAATGACTCTACCACAATGTATAGACAACAGGGTGCAATAGATGTACTCAGAAAGCTAAAGCTACTGAAGGAGACAGTAAATGGCGCTTGAAGATCAAATGGAAATGAGCTTTGGTACTAAGGGTACAGATCCTATATCTGGTAATGAAGTACCTACAGGATCTCTCCCAGAAGAGGTTCGTGACGATATACCAGCGCAACTAAGTGAAGGTGAATACGTTGTACCTGCTGATGTTGTTAGGTACTATGGTGTTAAGTTTTTTGAAGATCTACGCATACAAGCCAAGACTGGTTTTGATGATATGGCAGCTAATGGTAGAATAGGTGGAGATCCTATAGATGAAGAAGATATTGATATAGACTTGTCTATGGAAGACCTTGAAGTTGTACAAGGTATGGACGATGGTGGTGACGTAAGTAAAGAACCTAAGTTTAAAAATCGTTATGAAAAAATTATGTACTACTTATCGCAGTTAATGAAAGAAAAAGAAGAAGAAGAGAGTAAACTAAAAGGAGCGTCTATAGCAGAGCAAATAAACTTCGGTGGTAAGTTTGATGAAGGTGGAGATGTGTTTGCTCAAAAAGGCGGCTTTGATATGTCAGAAGCTGGCAATGTTGCACAAGGGGTAACAGCTACTTCTGCTTTCGAAGCACGTACTTACATGAATGCTGCAGGACATAAAATAATTATTATGTTTCTAAATGGTGAACCTGTAACACCTATTCCTGATGGATATTATCCTGTAGGAGATACAGTAACAGGGACTACGCAAGCACAACCTTCTTCAGGTGGAGGCGGTGGAGGTGGTGGCACTTCAGCACCAGCACCTACCCCCATAAACTATAAAGAGCTATCCTTAGATGAACTAAAAGATATGGTAAATGGTCAGAAGAGTTTAGGAGCTAAGTTGGTAGGGGCTACTGTCTTTGGCAAAATAGCTATGTGGGATCAAACACGTAGAGTGAAAGAGGAAATAGAACGCAGAATAGGTGATCCAGCAACGACTGAAGTAAATAAGATGAGACTAGAAAATCTACTAGAGCTTTCAAATAGGGAAGAACCTGGGTTAATTAAAACCATATTTGATAAGGTTACAGGTAAAGAACTATCAACACTAGCATCTCAAATACCAAAACCTAAAACTAGTGATGTAGATTATGCTGACCCTACTATGGTAGGCGGTAGCCCCTACGTACCAGGTGGTGGTAATCCTTACACACCAGAAGTTACTCAATCAGACGCAGGTCTAGATCCTGAGATTCTACAAAAAATAGAAGATGCATCACAGGCTGCAGCAGACAGTGCGTTTGGTGGAGCTACATATGATGAGGTTCCTGTTGAGCCTACATCAAACACTCCGACTCCCTTTACTCCTAGCAGACAAACAGCAGATCAACAAAGAAGAAAAGATAGACAAAGTAAATCATCAGACCTACAAGGAAAGTCTACTAGAAACAAAACTAACACAGCAAAAGTTGCAACAAGAGGATTAAGTAGCAAAGATAAATCTGGAAGTGCAGGTTTAGACACTAGGTTCGGCATATCAGGTCTTAACAAAGGCGGCTTGATGAAGAATAAAAAATCCAAATAACTATAAGGCCACTCAGCTTCGGCTGACCCCAACATAAGGAGAAAAGAAATGGCTGAAGGTGGAACTATGATCCATGAAAAGCAGGACATTAACAAAGTGTTAATTGATTCTGCATCCCAACGTAACAACGAGGCACGTATTAAACAAGACGAGCAAGAACTAGAAGAACTAAGAAAACTAGCTAGGGCTGCTAAAGGTGAAGTTGATGAAGAAAGTACTGAAGATAAACCCAGTAGCGAAGAGCCTAATGCTGAACCAGTACAGGCAGAAAGTAATACCAAACAAGAAGAAAAACCAGAAGCTAAAGCACAAGAAGAAGATGAGCTAAGTGCAGAAGAGAAGAACTTCAAGAAACGTTATGGTGATCTACGTAGACATCAACAGGATAAAGAAAAAGAATTTGCTGCTAAGATAGAAGCACTAGAAACTCAACTAGGTAAAGCAGCAAAGCAAGAACTTGTACTACCAAAGACTGATGAAGAGTTAGATGCTTGGAGTAAAGAGTACCCTGATGTAGCTGCTATTATAGAAACTATAGCTGATAAAAAATCTAAGTCTACAGCTAAAGATCTTGAAGAACGTATGGCTGAGTTAGAAGAGTTACGCATTACAGCTAAACGTGAAAAAGCAGAAGCTGAGTTAGCTGGGATACACCCTGACTTTATACAGATACGTGAAGATGACTCTTTTCATAACTGGGCAAAAGAACAGCCTAAGTGGGTACAGGATGCTTTATATGAAAATACAGAAGATGCTAAGTCTGTAGCACGTGTTATTGATCTTTATAAAATAGACACAGGAATTAATACTAAACCTAAGAAAGACAATACAGCAGAAAAAGCAGCAGCGTCTTCAGTAAAGACTAAGGGAGCTAAACCAGAAGCAGACGAAACTAAAAAGATGATTCGTGAGTCTGAGGTAGCAAACATGTCTATTAAAGAATATGAGAAGAGGGCAGAAGATATAATGGAAGCCCAACGCTCTGGTAATTTTATTTATGATATGACTAGAAAGTAGTTGACAATTTAAGTATCATAGATAAAACTATAGTATATACACATGATTAGTGTGTATGCTTAATCAAGCACTAGCCACACAAAAAGAACTACCTCCTAGTATAAGCCCAGTGCATAGAGGCAGCGCAGCCTCAACGCAAGACTGACTACCTTATTACAAAGAGCCTCTTCATGGTGGATATGTAGCATTACTTTAACGCCATATCTATAAGGAGAATTAACTATGGCTATTTCAGTTGCCTCTGGCAAAACAGGATTTGACGGCAATTTCAGTCCGATTATCTATTCCAAACAAGCACAGATTGCTTTACGTAAAGCTGCTGTGGCAAACGCAATCACAAACAACTCTTACTTTGGAGAGATTGCAAATCAAGGTGATGTTGTACGCATCCAAAAAGAGCCTGATGTAACAGTCAACGCTCTTGAGCGTAAGACAGCAATCACTGTTCAAGACCTAGATGATAGTGACTTCCAGTTAACCATTGATCAAGCTAACTATTTTGCTTTTAAAATGGATGACATTGAAGATCAATTTGCATCAGTAGACTTCGTTAGCATGGCTGCAGATAGAGCAGCATATAAAATGGCTGACGCAATGGATGTAGACCTATTGTCATATATGACAGGCTATGATACATCAGGTGCATTAATCACAACTGTATCAGGTACTGCACAGCATCCAACAGCAGGTAACATAAACGGTGAATCTTTAAAGACTAACCAATTAGATGTTACTGACTTTGGTGCATTAGGTTCTGCAGACTCAGCATCTACAGCATATGCTACTGGTGATTCTATTCCATTAGCAATTCGTCTACCTGGCGCTACTTCGCTATCTTCAGCTACTGTTTCACCATTAACAGTTGTTGCACGTATGGCACGTCAGATGGATGTAGCAAACGTGGACTCACGTGGACGTTACATTGTTGTGGATTCAATCTTCATGGAAATGATGAAAGACGAAGATTCACGTCTTCTGAACGCTGACTTCGGTGGAGCAGGTCTACAAAATGGACTAGTGATGAACAACTTACACGGCTTCAGAGTGCATGTGTCTAACAACTTACCTTCTAAAGGTAATGGCGCAGGACATGCAGGTGCGCTTGCACAAGGAGATCACTACGGTGTTATCCTAGCAGGACAAGAAGACGCAGTTGCTTCAGCAGAGCAGATCAACAAAGTTGAAAACTATCGTGATCCTGACTCATTCGCTGATATTGTACGTGGTATGCATCTATATGGACGTAAGATTTTACGCCCTGAAGGATTAGTATCGGCAATATACAACGTTGCTTAATCAAGACTTACTTAGAGGCTGGCTTAATGCTGGCCTCTTTGTACATTTAACATTATAGGGACATTCTCAAATGGCAATTACAACGGCAATGTGCAACAGCTTCAAGCAAGAGCTACTTGGGGGTGTGCATGATTTAGATACAGACAGTTTAAAGATAGCTCTTATTAAAGGTTCTCACTCAGGAACTTATAATGCATCAAGTACTAACTACTCTAACGTAACAGGTAACTCTGACGAATCTTCAGGTGCTGGTTACTCCGCAGGTGGACAGGTCTTAGATTCTGCTACAATAACTTTATCTGGTAGTACTGCGTTTGTTGATTTCGCAGATGAAGTATTTTCCAACGCAACAGTTTCAGCAGATGGTGCAATAATATATAATGCATCACAATCAAATAAAGCAATAGCAGTATTCGCCTTTGGCTCAACTGTTACTTCAACAAATGGCGACTTTACTATTGTGTTTCCAACAGCAGACGCTAGTAACGCTGTTATCCGCATAGCATAGGTATAATTTAATGGTAGTCCTCGCAGACAGAGTAAAGGTCTATACTTCTAGTACAGGCACTGGACAGATAACTTTAGGTTCGGCTGTTCAAGGCTACCAAACATTTTATGCTGGTGGGGTTGTGGATGGAGACACTGTAAGATATGTAATAGAAGACAATAATAATAGCGACTGGGAGATTGGTACTGGTGTATACACACACTCAGGTACATATTTGAGTCGTACTTTAACTTCTAGTTCTACTGGCTCCTTACTTAATCTTAGTGGTAACAATACATTAGTATTCATAAGTCCTAGTTCATCTGACTTAATTTTATCCTCTAATGCGTTTACTGTCAACGAACAGACAGCATCAGCAGGTCAAACTACATTTAATGTCAATTACTTAGTAGGCACTATTGAGGTATTTCTCAATGGTGTTAAATTATTACAGTCAGATTTTACGGCAACTAGCGGAACTCAAGTAATACTAGATGACGCTGCTGCTCTAAACGACAAAGTAGAGATAGTTGAGTATGGTATAGGTAATACTAATTTAAGTACTTTTATTAATACCTTTACATTACCTGGATCTGATGGTACAAACGGTCAAGCACTTATAACTAATGGTAGTGGTACTTTAAGTTTTGGTGATGTCTCTGGAAGCGGAGGTGGCGGTGGCGCTACTGGTGGAGGAACTGACCAAGTATTTAATGAGAACCAAACTACTGTTACAACAAGTTATACATTATCAACAAATAGAAATGCTGTATCTGTCGGACCTATTACAATAAACACTGGCGCAACAGTTACAGTTCCTATAAATGCTAGATGGGTAGTATTGTAATGACAGAAATTAAAGTAGATAACATAGTAGATGTAGCTGGAACAGGTAAGCCTAATTTTCCTGTAGCTCCTACACACTCTACAGGTTCTGCCCTAAACACACTAAACGTATATAAATATGACACAACTACCAGAGTAGTTACTGTGGTAGATGATGGTGGTAATAAGTTTGCCATAGATGGTGTAACTGCTCCAACGATAACACTACTCAGAGGTGTGACATATACATTTGATGTTAGTGACTCTTCTGTATCTACACACCCTTTAGCCTTTAAGAATGGTGGTGTATCCTATACCACAGGTGTTACATCTACTGGCACTGCTGGTACTGCTGGTGCAACTGTTACCTTTGCTGTAGACGCTGCTGCACCTTTGACAGGTTTGACATATTATTGCACCACACATGGTGATGGTATGGGTTCTAGCGTTACAACATCTGATCCTACTAATGGTACTTTATTATGGGATGGCGCTGTTAAATTTTATGCTGATAGTGCATTTAGAGATGTTGGTGGCTCTGGTGGCTCTGGTGGTAGCAGTTCAGGTATTGCTTGGGGTGGTGCTAGAGGAATTTGGTCTGGAGGTAGTAACAACGCTGCCGTTCGTGTAGACACAATACAATATGCAGCTATCGCCACCCCTGGCAATACTTCAGATTTTGGCGATTTGACAGCCTCAAGAGAGTGGTCTGCAGCTTGTTCGAATGGCAGCAGATCAATAGTTGCAGGTGGTTATGATGCAGCAACTAGTGGTTCAACAAATATAATAGATTATTTTGCAACTGCAACAACAGGAAACGCTACTGATTTTGGAAATCTTTTACTCGCAGATAGATTTAAGGGAGCTTGTTCTGACGGAGCGTCTAACACAGGTCGTGGTTTAATAGGTGGTGGTTATGCAGGTAGCCAAAAGGCTATAGATTATGTAGTTATCGCCAACACAGGTAATTCATCAGATTTTGGTGACTTAACCATTAATAGGTATTATATAACGGCGGCTGCTAGTGCTACCCGTGGTGTATTCATGGGCGGCATAGGGTCTTCTCTTGCAGATGAAACAAATGTTATTGATTATGTGACTATATCTACGGCAGGTAATGCCACAGATTTTGGTGATCTTGCTCAGATAGTACGAGGGGGCGCGGCTTCTAGCGATACTACTAGAATACTATTCTCTGGGGGGTATGCCAATAACACCGCTAGAGTTAATACCATACAGTATATTACTACAGCAACAGCAGGAAATGCCACAGACTTTGGAGACGCAACTGTAAATGTAGAAAGACATGGCGCATGTAGCGATGGGACTTATCATGTTAATGGTGGTGGAACATCGGACGGCTCTCCTGCCAGAGTTAATGTTATGGACTATGTAACTATACAAACTTTGGGGAATGCTCAAGATTTCGGTGACTTATTATTCATTACCTCAGGAGTTTCAGCGTCATCAGGAGCAGCAGCATGACAAAATCAAAGAATAGACTATTAGGTGAACTTGCTAGATCCGATGACTTAGAAGACTTAGCCAACTTAGACATACCTGCTACTACTACTATTACATCCTACGCTTCTACAGTTCTTGATGATACTACAGATAGTGATGCTAGGACTACGCTAGGTGTAGCTATAGGTACAGACGTACAGGCCCACTCTACTGTTTTAGATAATACTACAGCATCCTACACAACAGCAGAAGAAACTAAACTAGCTGGACTTGAGTCTGGAGCGACTGGAGATCAAACAGACGCTGAGATTAAAACTGCTTATGAGAATAACGCAGACACCAATGCCTTTACTGATGCACTACAAACAAAGCTAAACGGTATTGAAACTAGTGCTACAGCAGATCAAACAGATGCGGAGATCAGAGCAGCAGTAGAGGCCGCTTCAGATAGTAATGTATTTACTGATGCAGACCATACTAAGCTAAATGCTATTGAAGCTAGTGCCACAGCAGACCAGACAGACTCTGAGATTAAAACTGCATACGAAAATAATGCAGACACTAATGCGTTTACTGACGCAGAGCAAACTAAGTTAAGTGGCATAGAAACAAGTGCCACAGCAGATCAAACAGACGCAGAGATAAAGACAGCCTACGAGAATAACTCTGACACAAATGCTTACACAGATGCAGAGAAGACTAAACTAACTGGAATAGAAACCAGCGCTGATGTTACGGATACTACTAATGTCGCAGCAGCAGGTGCTGTTATGGATAGTGAGCTAACAGATGAGACTGCAGTAAAGGCTATAAATCAGGGATTAGCTACAACAGATAGCCCAAGCTTTGTTAATACTACAGCCACAGGCGAAGTTAATGTAGGCACTCACATTGATATGACAAGTCAAGCGTCAGCACCATCCTACTCTGAAGGAAGAGTATGGTATGATACTGGTACTAAAACTTTAAGTTATTATTCAGATACACAGAATGTAGTACATGAAGTAGGTCTTGAAGAACATCAACGTGTGTATAACAGTACAGGATCTACTATAGCTAAAGGTAAACCTCTGTACTTCTCAGGTAACTACACAGCAGGTACTCTTGATGTACCTACTGTAGGACTAGCTGATGCTACAGATGTTAGCGCATACAATGCCCAAGGTTTGGCAGCAGCAGACATACCTAACAATACTTATGGTTATTGTATTATTGCAGGGCAGTTACATGGCGTAGACACTAGTGGTCTTTCAGCAGGTACAAACTTCTTTGTGGGATTAACACCAGGTGCTGTACAGAATGCTTCTCCTGTGTATCCTAACTTTCCTATGTGTTTAGGGTGGGTTGTTAATTCTGATTCTACTAATGGTATATTACTAATAAATCAACAAAACCATTCTGTAAATTCATTTAGAGTAAGAACTGATACCTACATAGGTGATGATCTTATTGTGGGTGGTAACTTATCTGTGCTTGGTACTACTACATCAACAAGTACATCAGATGTAACTGCAGGTGCGCCATTCTATCGTGCAAATGAAGGGGATGCTATTGGTGATGCTAATACTACTTTTAGTGGTTCAGGCTTAGATGATGCATTCTTTGCTGGTCACTTTACAGGTACTGCATCTACTAATTACTATGTAAAGATTGATAGTGTAGGTACACCAGACACTTTTGCTGTAAGTGTAGACAACTTTAGTACTACCATATCTACTGGCAACGCTATCACTGGTAACGAGCAAATGATACACAGTGCAGATAACATATCTGTAAAGTTTGGTGCAACTACAGGGCATACATTAAATGATGTATGGACAGGTGTAGCAAGTCCAGTACTAGTAGATACAGGTTTCTTCTCTAATAGGAACACAGGTGCATCAGGCGTGGGTTATACCCACATGGGTTTCTTTTATGATGTATCAGAAGATAAGTGGACATTATTAGATGAGTATGATCCTACACCATCAGGTGCAATAAATTTAGCGGATGCATCTACCTCTTTTGGATTGCTTAAACTAGATACTGTAGAAGGTAACTTAACTGGTAACGTCACAGGTAATGTTAGTGGTAATGCTACTACAGCAACTACATTAGCTTCCTCTAGAAGTATAGGACTGGGTGGAGATCTTAGTGGGTCTGCATCTTTTAATGGCTCTGCTGATATAACTATTACTGCTACCGTAGCTGACAACAGCCATGACCATGATAATTCCACAACTTCAGCAGATGGTTTTATGTCTGCTGCAGATAAGACTAAGCTAGATGGAGTTGAAACAGGGGCGACTGCTGATCAAACAGATGCTGAAGTAAAGACTGCTTACGAAGCTAATAGTGATACCAACGCCTTTACAGATGCTTTGCAAACTAAATTAAATGGTATAGCTTCCAGTGCTAATAACTATACACACCCCAATCACTCAGGGGAAGTAACAAGTACTGCTGATGGCGCAACTGTGATAGTAGACAACGTTGTAGATGAGGCCAACTTAAAAGTAAGCAACAGTCCTAGTAACGGTTACTTTTTACAAGCACAATCAGGTAACACAGGAGGTATGACTTGGGCTGCTGTACCTGCAGGGTATGCAAATAGTGATGTAAACTCACATCTCAATCAATCTTCAGCAGGTACTAATCAAATACTATCATGGAATGGTAGTGATTATGCTTGGGTAAATGATGCTAACACTCAGTACTCAGTAGGTGATGGAGGCTTGACTCAAAAGAACTTTACTAGTACACTTAAAACTAAACTAGACGGAATTGCAACTGGTGCAACTAATGTAACGAACACAAATCAACTTACCAATGGTGCAGGGTTTTTGACAGCGCACCCTATTATTTCAAATCAAGGTTCATCAAACAATTCAGGAACTACGTTTATTCAAGATGTTACAATAGATTCTAATGGTCATGTAATTGGATGTGGTACAGCAACAGTACCTACGTTTTCAACAGGTAAAGCTATAGCAATGGCAATAGTATTCGGATAAGAAAGGTTAAAAAATGGCAGCGCCCAATATAGTAAATGTATCAAGTATTTATGGTAAGACTATTGGAGGTACTCTTAATACTTCTACTACTACTAATTATTTATCTTGCCCTTCTAATAAAGTATTAAAAATAAATACTATTATAATATCTAACATAGATGGAACCAATGCTGCGAATGCAACTTGCTACTTTTATGACAGTAGTTCTAACTCCAATAGAAGTCTAGCAACAACTGTAACTGTACCTCCTGATAGTTCTTTAGTTGTAATAAGTAAAGATACTGCAATATACTTAGAAGAGTCTGATCAAATAAGGGCAGGAGCAAGTGCAAACAGTGATCTTAGTATAGTAATATCTTACGAAGAAATAGATGACGCATAGGTAAATAATGTCTTTTAATTATCATCAATATGGTGGATATATAGGATCTACAAATGCTGTAATATCGAAGACTGGTCTTTACGATATTAAGGCTAGTCAGACAATAGGTGATGCTCTATTTGCTTTCTCATCATTTACTTTTAATAATGGCGCTACTACTGGACGTTTAGGTCCAACCTTAACTGCTTTACGAAATAATTATAATACCGCTACTTATCCTTGGATTAATGATAGTAATTTTTTTGATCAAGGAGAGTTTCAAGGATATCAAAAGTTTACAATACCAAGTAGTGGTAACTATCGTATAACAGCAAGAGGCGCAGCAGGAGGCCAGAAAAGCCATCTTAGTTATCGTAATGGTACATTTGCACCTTTAGGAGCGCAAATTGTAGCTAATTTTACTTTTGTTAAAGGAGCTAAAATACAGATTATTGTAGGTCAACGAGGGGAAGATGATAACACATATTATCCAACTCAAAATAGTTCTAGTGAGGGAGATAATGCTGCTCCAGGTGGAGGAGGGGCTACTTGGGTCTTTACAGATACGAGTGATTTTTCTTCATTATTGATAGCTGCAGGTGGTGGTGCTGGAGGTACTAAGAACACATATACAAATGCTAATGCTAGTTTAGCATCAAATGGATCAGGTAATAACTCCCAACAAAGCGGCTCCAATGGCGGTGAAAATGGTAGTGGCGGTCAGAGCAATAATGGAGGAAGTTCTTATTGGGCAGGAGCAGGTGCAGGATGGCTTTCCGATGGAACTGGAGGCAATCAAAGTACCAACTTTAATTATGTACCTGGAAACAATGGTGCAGAAGGAGGCAGATCGCCTAGCAATAATGCCTATGGTGGCATAAAGAAATCTGATAATACTAATAGCGGAGGTAATGGAGGCTTTGGTGGAGGGGGCGGTGGAGGCTCCGATAATATGGGAACAGGTGGTGGTGCAGGTTACTCTGGTGGAGGAGGAGGTAATTCTTCTACTGCAAACGCTGGAGGTGGAGGAGGAGGTTGTTTCTCTAGTGATAACAGTGCTACTATTACACAAGCTTCAACTTGGGATCATGGTTCAGTTCTTATAGAGCAATTATAATGAGAAGAAATTCAGGCATAATCGGACCCAGACAAGCTATTAGTCCTTTTGATAGCACTACTACTAAAATTAGTGATTTACATGATAATTATACACATCAAATAGATAAAAACTGGCCTAATATAGTTATACTTAATACAAACACAGTAAATAATTCTACTATCCTTGAAGGTGCTAGTTGTATATTTACTATTAACAGTAACTATCATACTGAAGGTATTATATACTGGACTTTAAACTTTAATGGAAGTAGTTCAGCAGCAGATTTTACTGGTGCAACTAATGGTACTCTGAACTTAACTGGCAATAATGTTTCTGTTACAATACAGACAGACCTTGATACTCTTTCAGAAGGTACTGAAACGTTTTATCTAGACTATAGATTAAATAGTATTTCTGGTCCTATAATTGCAAGTTCTCCTGTTGTATCTATAACAAATGTAAATCTTTCTATAGCAACTCAATTTATTGCAGCAACGCCACTACAAACAATGAGTTATACTTCCTCTAGTGATTCTGGTAGTCCCTACGATGTATATGATTTTAACGTACCTAACAATGCAAGTGGAAGTAAGAGAATATACATAGGCTTAAAGTGTACTCATCCAACTAGTTATAGGAATGATGCTTGCTTTGCAGGTCTTC